CGTTGCGCGTGGGGGCTCTGGCCGACCTCGGTCAGTATCTCGTCGACGATGGCGGCGAGATCGACGATGGCGCACTCACGCGCGAGCGGGCTGTCCTCGAATGGCTTTTGTATTTCCGTGAGCTTCTTTCGCAACTCGCGGAGCCGCTCGATCGTCATGTCGTGACCTCAGTCGCGGTCGCGTGGACGGCCTCGGTCTCGGCATTCTCCCGGCGCACGAGCGCGCGCGCCTCGGTTTCCATGACGAGATACAGATCTTCGCCGGAGGCGAGCAACTCGGCCATGATTTCGTGCCCGAAGTCCTGCCGCCCGGCGTTGTAGTGAATGCGCGCACTGTTGTCCCAGATCGAGCGGTAGACACCGGCGCGGCGCAACAACTCCCAGAAGACGAGGCGACCCGCCGGCGTGTTCATCACCGAGCGGAGCGCTCCCCCGAACAACTCCGCGCGGCGCTTCTCGACACGGGCCGCATGCTGGACCTGCTTCGCGTCGCCGGCATTGCGCACCTGGGCGCGCGGCTCAGGCATGGGGCGCCGCTTTCAATACGCCGATGCAGCGGCGTACGGTCATCTTGGCGTCGACTGCCGGCGCGTACTTCCCAATCAAGCCCATCTTCTTGAACCGACCGGCGAGCTCAGCGAGTCGCACCGATTGCAACGTGTCGACGTCTTCCTTGTCGCTCGGCAGGCCGGCCCACTCCTCCGGATGTGCACGGAGCCACTCGACGCGCTTGTCCTTCCGCGCGGCGAGCTGCGCGGTCGAGAATTGATGACTCATGCCGCCGCTCCAGCCGGCGCCATCGCCGCCCCGCCGGTGACGCCCTGCATGATCCGATTGAGCGCCGTATCCCCTTCCATGGGCGTCGACCCCGCGTTCTTGACCGCCTCCGAGAGCGTCTTCGCCTGCTCGGCCTGAGCGGCCGCCTGCTGCGCCTGCTGACGCTGGCCGCGGATTTCCTTCGCTTCCTCGGTCGAGCGCACGATGCGCGGGTCGACGCCGAGCATCTCGCCGTAGTCGTCGACGACCTGGTCGACGTCCACCTTGTCGATGACGTCCGGCCCGAAGACTTGCGCTATCTGGCCGATCGAGGTGAGGAAGCGATCCTGCCCGACGACGCCGACGAGCTTCTGCGCTTGCGCCATGATCGAGATGTACTCAACCTTCAGGTCAACGCCGGCGAGGGCCTCGGGCGGTTCCGGGAGCAAGCCGGCCGCTTCCATGAGGCCATAGACGCGATCAACGAGTGGGTCGAGGAGCTCGTCATTGGTACGCTCGAGCACCGGGCCGAGCGCGAGGAGTTTCTCTTCGTGGCGCTCTTCGATTTCGCGCGCGGTGACCGGCTGACTGCCCCGCTGCGCATCGGAACGCGCGAGCATCAAAAACAAATCTTCGTAGAACGCGCGCTGAATCCGGTACTGCACCTCGCCCATGTCCGCGGTCAGATGGGAGAGGTCGATCCGGACGTCGTAGATCGATTTGAGCCCCTGCATCCCGTCGCGCGTGTCGACGTAGGTGACGTCACTCGGCAGCACCGAGACCTTCTGCGTCCGGAGCACCGTCGGGCCCGTCAGAGGCGGGCTGATCATTTTCTGGATCGCCTTCCCCTTCTCGCGCTGCATCCCCTGCAACTGCTTCACGTCGCCGAGGGCCGTCATGCCCGGGCAATCGGTGCCGTACGTGTCCTCCCCGGTGATGTCCCAGCGCGGCGCCAGGATCGGAAACGTCTTGAAGCCGGACTCGCGGAGGAACTGTTTGTCGTCGCTGCCCCGTTCAAAATGGCAGCTCGAGAACGGCAGGTACTTCGCCGCGAGATAGGCCGGATTGTGATCCTCGTTCGGGGTCACGACCCAACAGACCTGCACCGGTGATTCATACGCGCCCTGGTCCCAGAGGGTTTTGACCGTGGCCGACAGATTGGCCCAATCGATGTCCCGCCGGTTCTCCATCAGCCCGAACTGTTCGACGACCTGCCTGACGGAGAGTTCGTACTCGCGAATGAACGTCGAGACAACGCCGCGCTCGTTGAGCCCGAGGGCGTAGCTCCCAATCGGATACGGATAGCAGCGAAACAAGTCTTTCGAATCCTCGACCACACTCATGCCGGCCGTGCCGAACACGCCCATATCGCCGTATACGATCGGCAACGCGTTGTAGAGATTCGTTTGCAGGAACACCGTCAAGATCCGCTGCGTGACGATGTGCAGCCACTCCTTGACAGGGCCGAACTCCGCGAGGTCGGGGTCCGGCGTCGTGAGACGCATCCAGGGACGGGCCGGGGAGGTGAGCCCGGCGTGCAACCCAGATTGGAGCGTCCTCGCGGAGAACCGAGCGGTGGAGTCGATGATGTTCTGATTGCGACGGGACCCTTTGTTGTTGCGCTCGCCGGCCCAAAAGCGCGTGCGACGCGGGAGGAGCCAGTCACCGAGCTCACGCCAGTCCGCATCGAAGCCACTTTGTCGCGTCGACCAGAGTGCCCCGCGCAGGGATTCGTACCGCGTCCGCTTGGTCGCGGCGTCTTGGTAGATCACTCTTCAGGCCTCGAGCGCACCGTCCCGCCGAAGAACGGCGCGCGGCCGATGTACACGGGCAACGGCTTTTTCACCGAGGCGGCGTCGACGAGCTCGAGCCGGGCGTTGACGGCCTCGACGCGTAACTTGTCGGCCTTTATGGCACTCAACATAGCGACGGCCTCACTGAGCACTCGGACGTTGCTCTCGAGCTGCAGCACCCGCGCCTCGAGGTCATCGGCCGGCGGGTCGGGCGGCTCAGGCGGGTCCGTGTGTGGACCCTCATACGCCACAAAGAGCGCCGGCTGCACATCTTCCGCGACCCACTGCGGGCCCCCGTTTGGCGCGTCGTTCATCACTTTGTAAATCTGGCCGTCGGTATACATCACGCGCACGGCGCGGACCGGCGTACCGTTCGACAAAACGACGACGTTCTCGCCGCCGGCGGGCGCGCGCACGTAGCCGGCCGCTTCGGCCGACGGCAGCATCGCCAGCAAGCGGAGCGTGTACTGGAACGCCAGATCGACGCTGCGCGGCGGCGTCGGAAGGGCCGCGGCGTCGAAGGCCTGCTGTGCGAGGTCGGTATGGTCGACGATCAATAGCTCCCCTTCTTGCGTTTCTTCGTGGCCTTTTTCTTCATGGGCTATTTCCCTCGGTGTTTAAAGTATTCGATCTGCCGGAGCCGCTTGACCGCGGCCGCGTGCGAGAGATGCTTCTTCGACAGCCGCTTCCCTTTGTGCGACGTGACCTGATATCCGCCGCCGGCGGATTTGCGAATCACTCGCCCGCCTCAAGGATCGCGGTCGTCTCGGCTTTCGCCGCTTCGATGCTGTCGCGCGATTCCGGTTTGAAGCCGCCCAGCCCCTCGGGCCAGATGCGCGTCTGAATTGCGACGACAATCCATCCGAACGCCTCGTCCGGCATCGTCGCGAGAATGAGCAAGAGCTTCAGGCGCTTCACGGCTAGTAGCTCCCACCGATTAGTGTTTTTGGTTGGAGGTTCGCCGTCGGCGCCGACGCCCCACCGGTGAGCATTGTCCGCCCAACACCGCTCCCGGTCGCGCGCTTCCGTTGCTTCTTCGCCGCGAGCTGCGCCTGCATCGTGGCGTCCGAACGCGCGCGCGTCGCATCGAGCGGCGTCGGCGGTTCGAGCACGGGGACGACCGGCGCCGGTGTCGCAATCTGCGGCGCGACTGGCGCGGGCGCCGTGACCGCTTGCGGTTTCTTTTTCAGTTTCGTCGCGGCGGCCCCGCCGGCGGCGGCCAGTCCCAAGAGCGCGAGCGTGGTAAATGCGGCCATCGGGATCAACTTCCAAAGTGGCTAGAGCCGGTGGCGTCGGTCTCTAGCCTTCGCGTCATGGGGCCACGTTCCGCGCGCGCACCGCATTTGTCGAGGTTCTCTCGCCACAGAGCAATCCTCGAACAGAGACATCCGTTTGCCGCGCGGCGTGTCGGATGCTGGTATGGCTTACGTGTCGGCCCGAACCGACCTTTGCCCCGCTTTGTAGCATCTTCACAAGATCGCTTTCGTGTACGCGGTTTCAACCGCGTGATACCCGAGCCGCTCCAGGTACGCGCCGACGTGCGTCCCCGCGGGTGCAATCATCTTTAGCATAACTAGATTTTTTTTGGACGCCCACACCTCGGCGTGCGCGAGCAACCGCGGGCCGATCGAACCGCCGCGGTGCTCTGGTTCCGTCCACCAGGCTTGCTCGTCCCCGTATTCCTGCCCCGAGACTGGGTGTTCGGCGACGACGAACGCGATCATCCCGCAGAGCGCGCCGCCGTGATCCTCCGCGACGAACGCGACACCTACTTCGAGGATGGCGCGGACGAAGGCCTCGAGGCGTTCAGGGTCCGTCGGGAGGAGGGCGCCGTACGGCGTCGACGCGAGAAAGCGTGCGGCCATCGGGAGAATCTGGGGAACGTCGTGCTCGGTCGCGTCGCGGATGATCACGAGAGCAACTGCCCCGCCCCGAAGGGCATCACGATCGGGCTCTCGGCCTCCTGCCGCAGAAACGGGACGATGACTTGCTCGACCAACATCTCGCGCGTCTTCTCCGGGTAGAGGGTCAGCAGCACGCGCGCGCAGCGCATACAGGCGAAGGCGGCAATCGCCGCCTCCAGGTGCTCGGCGCTGGCCCGCCGCAGGACCACGGCGAGCTCATTTTCCAGTGCGGTCATTTTGTGGACATCTTCGAGCTTGAAACTCAGTGCCATGGGCTCACTCCGTTGAAGTGGGTGTCTTTTCGGCTCGGCGTCTGCGAACGCGAGCGGAGTCTTTCTCCCGACAAGAATCACAGTAGATGGCGCTGTCACCTCTCGGAACGCCGCAGGCACGACAGAGTCCCTTCCTCACCCTCCGATCGTGATAACCCCTCTGGTAGGTCCGCATGTATTCGCGTCGCGTCATCTTTAACTCCCATCCCACGTAATTTCATAGAGCACGCCCTCGACCACGCGATGCACCGGCGGCCGCGGCGTGCGGTCCGGCTCCGGCGTGCGCAGCCGCTCGAGCCGCTCAGCCTGCGCCGCGATGCGCGCCGCTTCCCCGTCGCGAATGCTTTGGTAGTCGACGACCGAGGCCTCGCGCCCACAGCCCCGACAGAAGCCGGTCGCCGCCTGCGACCACTTCACGCGACAGCGGCGACAGCGGCCGGCCGGAATGCGGAACCCGGTGATTCTCATCGCAGAATGATCACCGTCCGATCGGGCCCGCTGCCCACATCGATCCCGGTGAGCGCTGTTGAAAAGGGCTTCTCCAGTTCTGTCAGCGCATCCCTGAAGGCCGACTGAAGTCGCTCCAAGCAGGCCGTGCAGACATCCCACTGTGTCGGCGCTGGCAGGTCCCTCCCGCTGCGCACCTTCACGACCAACCCGACACAATAGGTCTCGCTGACCGATTTCGTTTCTTGCTTACAACAGTCGCAGTAGGTTCTCGTCATGGCTCTGACCCTTTCAGTTGCATTTTTTAAACGGACGGCGACCACCGCCGATCATGAACTCTCGTCCAATCTCATCCGCCGCGACTGCCAGCGCGAACACTGTTTCTTCACGGTCTCAGTCATCGGTTTCTCCCCTCATACGGATCGAAGTCATCCTCGGCGCGTTCGAACGGCTCGAACTCGTGCGTCGCCGTCGCGCGTTGTTTGTGGCGCATGACCGCTTCGTTCGGTTGATCCGGAATCGCGAACGTCTCGAACAGCGCGTCCGCCAGGTCGGGCGAGCGGCCGAGGCGCTCTTTGATTTGCGCCTTCTCCTCGAGGACGAACACGCCGCCGACGAACGTATACGTCGGGGTCGTCAACTCAGCGACGAGCTCCGGGATGTTCGGCAGCGCGCCACCCTCTGTGACCCACTTCGCGCCCTCGAGCCAGAACTCACAGCGGCGGTTCTTGTAGCGCGGATTGAGCGCCTTCGCGTGGTAGACCAGCGGAATGCAGTCGATGCCGCCGGCAATCAGGTTGTCGATGACGCCGTGGCCCCAATGGCCGGTATCGTCAACGAAGATGACCTCGGCTTTCCAATCGTGATGTGCCTTCGCGACGCGCGCCGCGATGTCGGTCGTCCGCATGTTCCGCAGAACGAGCGGCCGGAACGCGGCGAGCCCTTGCCGCGGAAAGATGACCGTCCGATCGTCGCCGAAGCGGGCGACGTCGACGCCGATCCGTCGCTGCGCCCACTCATACGCATCGATCCGGAGATGCCGGCGCATGGCGGCCTCGACGTCTTCGACGCCGAGGAGCGCGTTGATGCTCGTCTCGGGGAATTCGCCGAGCACGTTGGTCTTGACCCACGGATTGTCTCGGCCGTAGCTGGCGATTTGTTGGCGCGCATACTCGAGGGAGATGCGCGGCGAGCGCTTGGGGTTGTCCGGGTCGCCGGTGATCGTGACGACGACCCAGAGATGCCGCTCACGGACGCAGGCGGTGTAGAGCGGGCCGTCGAGCCGCGTCGGGTTGCCGGCTTGGAGCACTTTCGTTTCGACCCCGGTCGCGAGGACGGCCTCGACCGTCGCCATCACGGCCTGCGGAATCTCGCTCGATTCATCGAGCACACCCATCGCGTAATCGGCATGAAGGCCGGCGAGGGCGTTCGCCTGTTGCTCGGCGTTCGCCGACCGCGGCCACGTGCGCGCTTGACACCACCACGTCGACGGAAAGAGCCGATGCTCGACGCTCGTCTTCGCCCATCGGAAGGTCGCGGCGAGAAACGGCGAGACCTGCATCCACTTCGACAGCTCGGGCCAGAGATTCGAATCGAGGTTGTCCCCGGTGATCGACGTCGCGGCAATGCGCGGATGCGGACGCGTCGCGAGGAAGTTCAGAATCAGCCAGGCGAGCACAGCGGTTTTGCCGGGGCCCTTGCAGGCTTTGAGGGCGAGGCGGTTGGTGTTCGGGAACGCCTCGAGGGCCTCTTCTTGCCAGAGGTCGGGCTCGACGTGGAATTCCTCGCGAACCATCGCGGCCGGATGCAAGCGCCAGCGCTCGAGCGTGAGCTTCGCGCGGTCGTCTTCCGTCACTTTTCGGCCTCCGGCGTTTTGCTCGCAAGATACTTGACGTGGTCAAACGACACGTTGAGGTCGACGGCCTGCCGCAGGCGACCGCCGGCAATCGCCATGAGCTCCCGCGCCTTCAGCGCGTCGAGGAGCGTGATCGTGTCGCCGTGTTCGCCCGGCTTGATGCTGCGAATACAGAGGCGGATCTCGAGCGGCATTTTGTGAATCGGCAGGAGCTTCCCGGTCTCTTTGTCGAAGAGGTCCAGCGGGTCCGCGCGTCCCACCATGGAGATCAGGCCGAGCGCTTCATCGGGACCCATCCGAAGCCGATCGAACCGCGTTTTCTTCTCCTGCTCGATAAACGCCCAGATGTTAGGCTTCGTTATCAACCGATGCGCCTCGACGCGCGCGGCGCCAGGGCTCACCGCCGGATGCGTGTCCCGGTAGGCGGCGGTCGCGTTGTAGCCGTTCGCGATGTAGGTGAGCGCGAAGGTTTCTTGCGCCTCGGTCAGCGCCGGCGCGCCCGCCTCGACGACGGTGACGACCGGCATGATCGCCGCCGCGGTCGCCTTCGGCTTCTTCGGCCGGCGGCGCTTCTTCGTCACGGGGCTGTCGTCTCTCCGTGCGAGGCTGGGACCGCGGCGACGGACGAGGGCTCTTCGCGGCGCTTCTCTTCGTATGCGTGCATCGCATCGGCAATCCCGGACATTAGCGCACGCTCGTCCTCGTTGAATTGCATCCATGACACGCCCTCAAGCCTGACTGAGAGGCTGCCGCCGCCACGAAGCAGGACCTTGCGACTCTCTCCTGAAATCGTCACGAATCACCCCCCGGCTGCTCGTAGTACGGCGTCATGGCGCCTTCTCCTCTGGGGCGGCCGTCAGGAGCGCG